TTCAAAAAGCTCACCAGATTTAATTTGGCGATATTCTTCAGGTGTAACCGAGAATTGTTTTGGTCGACCTAAAACATAAACAGGTTTTGCAGGACCTGAATATGTCGCAGATAAAGCACCTGCAGCTGCTGCATCTGCTGCAATTGCTGGATAGGCAAGAACACCTATCTTTGTACCAAAACCAGCTCCATTACCTCCACCATATGGTAGTCGGTTAACAAGTAGTGATCCGGAAGAGTTAAGGGCAGCACGTGCCGTGTGATAGAAATATCTTTCAGCTGGTGTCTTTGGAGTACCATAGATTTGCTCAAACTCAGTAATATTTCCGAGTCCAATAACTTCATCTGTAGGTCCTTCAGAAGCAAATCCAGCAATATAAGTAGTAGTCCCGGTTTGAGCCGTGCGTAGTGATAAATCACTCTCACGAATCTCTACACCAGGAGATTGAATTGTTCGTCTAGCCATAACATTATTTATGCCTTTCTGAGCATAAATCTGTCAAATCTGAAATTTAATTAGTAATTTATCAGCTTAGAATGGATCTGGGAGTATACAAAAGTCATTGAGCTCTCAATCTCTGATGAGTCTCTATAATTGTAATTCATTGCACCTACATTTATTGGAAAAGCTTTAGTATAAGTAAACTCGATTCGCTTATTATCATACTCATCTAAGCCATATAAAGTCATATCGGTTTGATAAGAAGCAAAACGCTCATCTATAGAAAGATCGTCAACATCATATAGACCTTCTTTCTCGTCATGCATTAAATCTAACCATTTATAGATAGTCCAATAGTTATTAAATTCATTATCTACGGTAAAGTTAACTGTTACTGGTGGGTATGGCTCCTTTGCATGAGCAGAGTTATATAGATTAGAGCCTGCATATCCTATCTGAATAGATGGTACAGTAATCTCCGGAACAACAGAACCGTATACAGAGAACTGAAATGCATCCTCATTTAAATTATAGGTACGTCTCTCTGTTTTACTTTCAATCTTCTTAAGAGCTTGAGGTACTTGGAATACCATTATAAACTTATCAAGACGACTCTTGTTAAGAAAAGACTGGTTGTTAGAGTTAGTAGCCATACATATATTTAATACAACGGTGCATAACCGTTCATTTCTAAATCAGACATATCATCTGATTGCTGTGAAGAATCCATACCAAAGAAGCAGGGATTTAAATTGTGATTTGTATCACCAACAACTTCATTATCAGTATAGATGGATGTAGGATCTTCAAAAAGAGACACACCAAAGTCCATTGGTGAAATGACTTTAGGTCTACCTGTTAAGTCAACCTCGTTAATGTCAAAGTATTTCTCAGCTATATCATTATCTAATACATACAATGAATAAAGAAGAGCCATAACTAAGTCATCATTCTCACCATGACGAGCCTTCCAAGTACCATTAGGGTAACGAACAAAATGTCTTAACTCATGTAAAGTTCTTTCATCCTTTAGAGTAAGAGCTCTACAATCATTAATCCAATAGCGCATGTTAAGAACACCTTTATGCTTTGTATTAGTATGAGCAATCATACCTTGCATACGATTCTTTCTATGCGCAACTGAGTTACCATAAGATACAATCTTCGGATATCCCAAATCAACAGCAAGTCTATCTACAACTTGAGCACCGCAATTATTACGTTCAATTAATGCAAGAGGGTTACCATAGTTTTTTAATATACTATGCACCTTATTAGAAAATTCTAAGGGAGAAATCATATTGCTTCTATAAACAGCTACCTGTCTTATATCAACTGGATCAGTTATATCTAAAATTTGAACAATAGATGAGTCTTTACCAACACCTTCTGATGTATCAACACCAGCAACATATATACGAGAGGGGTCAGCTTCTTCCCATACCTTATAAGCTCCATCATCTAAAACAATAGCTGGTTCACATATCTGTCTCTCCATTATCTCAAATAGCTCATCATCTATAGAGGACTCCCCACTGTTAACAAACTCACAGTTAAACTCTTGCATCCAAGCTTCATGAGAGCCAATAGCTTGTTTAGTACTAGCAGCCCATTTTTCATCTCTACCTGGTACTTCATTCCACATTATCTTACCATGCCCCCAACCATTATCACCATTAACAGCACCTGTATAAAGTTTATGAAATAGGTTATGCGTACCATTTGCAGTAGAGCATATGAATACTTTAGATTTTTTAGATGAGGATATAATAGGAAAGACTGATTTCCAGAACTCATCTACTAAATGAGATTCAATAAAGGCACACTCATCAATAACTAAACAGTTAACAGATTGTCCACGAGCAGCTGTACCTGTTGTAGTTGTAATACCAATGCGTGAACCATTCTCAAGAGTCATTGATGTCTTAGCATACTCCTTTACAGGTGGTTTAAGCCAGTTAGGTAACTCCTCATAAGCCATTCTTACTCGTTGAAAGATTTCAATAGCAGTAGCTTCTTTGTTCGCTACAAGAAGAATGCGTTGATCACTCTTAAAGCATGCCTGCCATAAAAGATAGATAGTCATAAGAGTAGACTTACCAATCTGTCTTGATGCTAATAGAATATAATATCTATTATCCCGCATAGCTCTTAAAGCTGTTTTCTGAGCAGGGTAAAGTTTAATCTTTTCCTTACCAGTATCCAAGTTAACAATATGAAAGAAGTTCTCGGCAAAGTATAGAATATTACGCTTTGCTTTCTTAAGCATTGCTACCTGTTCTTTGGTATACTCACCTTTCCATTTAGCATTAGGCAAATGTTTATTGCCCATGTAATATTGACTGTCTTTATTAGTAGTAGCCATTATACATATTTAATCTTTATTCTGTTTTTTGTAGACTTTTTTTGCCTTTTGCATAAATATTAGTATGGCTAAACAATATGACCTTAAAGATCTTGGTGAGGTCTACGGTAATCTCGGTAAAGAGACTGCAGTACTCGCTGAGGATACCCAATCACTCACTGTCGGCGATGCAAAAGCTGGTATTGGAAGTGCAGATATTTTACCTGGAGGACCTACTAAAGAGGGTGGTTTCGAGGAACCAACAGTTGATGTAACAAAGTGTGGGGATAAGAACCCATATAATGTTAAAGCATATTCGTATGGAGCGGATAATGATCCAGGTGTAGGCGCAGAGGAGCCGGCACCAACAGGTGAAGATGCACTGCATGGTGAAGAGGATGAAGAGAATAAAAAGCCAGATGAAGACGGTGATGGTGTTCCAGATTGGGCTGATAAGAAGCCTGGTAAAGATGACCATGCTGACAAGAAGAAAAAGAAAGGTGAAGATGAAGAAGAAGCAGAAGAAGATGAAGAAAGTTCAGAAAAAGACTTGGAAATGGCGCAAGAGGGATTAAATACTTTCATGGCTAATAAATCTGTATTCGACCGCCTTTATAATAAGGTCATGGTTAACGAAAATTACGAGATGGAAGAGATGGATGATCTCGATGCTCTCGGACTTGATGACGCTACTCCTGACGCTGAAGGTGAAGATGGAGATAGCGAAGAAGAAGTCACTATAACTCTTGATAGGGACATGGCAAAGCATCTTTGCGATATCCTTAAAGCAGCTTGTGGTGAAGACGACGACGATGTTGATGTCGATGTTGAAGTTGAAGATGGTGAACAACATGATGAAGACGAAGAGGGAGAGCCTCAAGCAATGAACACTCACTACAATGACGGTAAGTCCAATAAAGTTGGTAACGTAACCGGTCTTGGTGGGAGCGGTGGATCAGCTGATACTGGCTCAACAGCAGAAGTACTTCATCACACAGTAAACGATGGTGATGGAGGTAGTAACAAAGTTGGCAATCTACCTACCAGTAAAAACGCTTTCGGTGATGTTAAGGTAGAGCCAATGAACAAGGTTGGTAAAGCTTAATTTTAAAAATAAATTTAACTAAAGAGGCTCACGACTTAAATCGTGAGTCTTTTTTTGTATTCCGCTTAAGTGGGCATAAATATATGTACATGAGAACCTTCAAAGAATATTATCAGGGTGACAATATGATGAATGCTGGATCTGTTTCTGCAACGACAGGAGGTAAGAGTATAATGCGTACAGGTAGAAAGCATGAAAATTTAACTCGTAAAGAATATAGTCATAAATGTCCTCATGTACAGAATTTAATAAATGGAGGTGCATCGCAAATTAAACTTATGGGCATGCCTCTTATGCAGACTCTTCAAGCATATGGTATGGAATTTCAACCAGGAGTAACTAACGGATGTGGTAACTCTGGTGTAGAGGTTAGAATGTATAAAGATGAAGAGAATAATGAGTGCGGTATCTTAAGCAAGAAACATTAATATGGCCTGCAATACTGAGAGACAAAACTGTACACCAGAGGAGATTATGGCTGCAGGGCAATTGCCTTGCGGTAAATTCATGAATGGTGAGAATTTACAAGCTGAACAGCTCGTATATGATTTAGCATACAGAGATCTCATTAATAACCAAGGTGTTCAAGTTGAATACTTTATTAATACATTTACATTATCGGGTGCTAATCTGCTATACGGTGAAGAGCCTACAGCATCTTTCTTAAATGGAATAGAAATGCAAATGTATGTAGAGTTATCACAAGATGCTCTCACACTTAGTCAGTTTGGATTTGATCCGGGTGATGAATTTACAGGATTCCTACATATAGAAACATTTGCTAGCACAATTAGTGCAGTACTTTCTGCAAGGGAATATTTCTCTCTGAATAATAGTTTCTCAGCAATTGAACCCCGTGCAGGTGATCTCGTTGAATTAGTTTCTCTCGGCTGTGATAGACCAGGTGGTAGAGGTCCAAAAATATATGAGATTACAGAAAGAGTTGATGAAGATATATCAGCTATTAATCCTGTAATGGGTCATTACGTATATCGTGTAAGAGCGAAACGTTACGATTACTCTTACAAGCCTAACTCACCGACAGAACAACAGAACGAGCAGGTGTATGATGATAGCTTTACCGGAGTACTAAGTACAAATATACCTGGAGATGAAGTTTCACCTACTAAGAGGTACGATCATAATATCGATCAAATATCACAAGATGATGTCTATGATATGGATCAAAATAATACGGACATCTACGGCGGTTATTATTAAAGTAAAAAGCTCGTAAGCAGCTGGGGCCACTTACGAGCTCAAGTTAAGTAAAAGATTTTACTTCTTACCTTTCTTATGCTTACCTGTCTTTACTCCTGGAACAGGCTTTACTTGCTCAGTAGTAGTTTTAGCTGAGTCAGTCTCAACAGGGGCTGCTTGCGCTTGACGTGGAGGTTGTAAGAGCGAGTTAATAATACCTTCGACGTTAAACATCTGATTAACATCATCATAAGGACACTCGTGTATAGCACCTGTAAAATTATAATCATGTAAAAAAGAATCAATTGTACCTTCTGGGAATTCTACAGGAGGTTTAAAATTATCATGCATCTCGTAACCGAATACTTCCGGTTGTGTACCAACCCATACAACTGTAGAAGGTTTACCCATAGCTGCTGCAGCATGCTGGAAAGAGGAATCTACAAATAAGCACCTATCAGCAAAGCGTAGTAAGTTAAATAGATTCTTCTTAGGTACTACTTTTTCATATCGAATAACATCATTTAGTTTTGGGTGGAAATCATAACATACATGCAAAATCTGATAATGCTCTTTAAGTTTATCAACTATATGTTGTGCTACCTCAGGGTGAATATCTCTTACCCATGAATAGTTATCTGCTTGGTGATCTTTACCTGGACCTCCAAATGGCTGGAACAGAAGCAGTGGTTTTGTTTTTTGAATAGCTGCTAATTCAGGATCAATATAGTTAAGCTCACGTACATTCATTGGTAGTTTAGGTGCCTCACCTTTATACTTCGTACCAATCATATCACACCATGTTTTGATTAGATGATTGTCTTTACCAATATGTGATGTTTGCTTATAAGGTTCCTGTGCAAACACTTCAGTCTTCTTACCAACGATATAATCTTGATAAAAATACGGTACATTACCTAATCGATATACTCGATGAATATCCTTGTTATGTAGATATACTTCTGGCCATGCGCAAACTACAATAATTTTTTTATCGGGATTATTATTCTTATAAGCTGCAACTACCGCAGTACTTAAAATATGTTTGCCAATCCCACCTTCAATATTAAAAACGGTATACTCGCTCATATAAAGATTTATTCTCTATATGAAATAAATCAACTACTATCCAACCGATAATGTTCCGTTATTACTCCATATAACCCCTGTAACACGTGGGTTAGCTGTTGGTAAGCCATTAGCATATAATCGAGTAACATGAAGCATATTCGAACTTACCGAGCAAGTACACGTACCCATAGCGACTGAGTTTTGATGTCTAACACAGTTTGATGCTCCTCCTGCAATAAAGCCATTTTGTCCATCTGATGTAATTACATTATTTTGACCAGCAGCAATAGTTGCGAAATTACCAAATACATCATTATTGTTTCCTGCTACAACAGCAGATCCTCCACCACAAGCATCATTATAATAACCTCCAAGAACTGATGAACAGGCTCCAGCTGCATTAACCTGATATCCTGCCTCGAGAGTTTCTACTTCAATTTCACTAAAAACTTGTTTAGCGCAAAAAATGTTACATTGTGTTGTACGTACATAAGAACCAGAGAGGGTTTTCCAATCGTTATAAACTCCTGACCATGTAGCGCTGTTAGAATTAACTGTGGTAAATACACCTGTTAGTGGTATATTACATGAAGTAGATAAAAAAGAACCACCAACTAAATTAGTAATATCACAAGCTCGAGCGGCTTTAGTAATATTAGATTGAACTATTGCGAACTGCTCAGTTCCACCTAAGGTGCTAGCTGCTGGTAAATTGCTGATCTTAATTCCGGCCATATCAATATTTATGCTCGAAGACTACTTTTATCGTTGATTTTTATAAGTAACTACGTATAATTAGAGTATGAATAAATGTCCGCTTACGTTTAATGAAGCAAAACATACGTATACTCATAATACAACAGGGGAAAGATATACTTCTGTAACCACTTTGCTAGGTAAATATAAGAAGCCGTTTGATTCAGATGGAGCAGCTACTAGAGTTGCCAAGCGAGAAGGTGTAACGAAGGAGATGGTTCTTGAAATGTGGGAAAAGGAAAAGAATCGAGCATGTGACCGTGGAACTAGTATGCATAAACTACTCGAGGATTATATTACAGTTGGTGAACAGGTAGATGATTATGGTTGGCTCTATAAGACTTATGATAGATGTGCAGAGTATAATGTTGATCGATATCAGAAAGTTAAATGTGAGCAGATATTATGGAATGAGGACTTTAAGATCTCTGGGCTAGCTGATCTTATCTATGAGCATAAAGATGGTACCTTTACAGTAGGAGATTTTAAAACTAATAAGCGTTATCGATTTAGCTCCGACTATAATGAGTGGATGCTAGCACCTCTCGACCATCTAACTGTTTGTGAGCATTCAACTTATACAATGCAGCTATCTATCTACGCTTATTTGTATGAGCAATTAACCGGTAAGAAATGCCGTAAGTTAGTTATATATTACTTACAAGGTGATAGATTTGTTGCGCATCATGGTAACTATATGAAAGCAGAAGTGCTTAATTTATTCAAACATTATCGAGAAAATCGATTGAATAGTTAAGCTATCTGAATAACTATTATATCACCTATGAAGAAAAGCACTGTCCTATCTAAGTTCGAGAAAAAAATTGATGAAGCTTTAACTGGTCTTTACGAGGCTCGTGATGTATTATCTAATGTTGAGGATCCTGAATTAGATGAGTTAGCTAATGAGTATGTTGAAGAACTAGAAGAGCAAATAGCTGAGGGGGTAGAAAAGTTGAGAGAAGCAGTTGATAATATTCTAGAATAGATTATAATAATCACATGAAGAAGCGAGTTCTTATTTGTGGTAATGGATATGTCGGTGGTTATGTTTTTGCACAGCTATCAAAAAATACATCACTCGATGTTACGTTAGAGTCAAAAGCTACTCTAGACTATACTGATGAATACTATCTTCACGATTACCTTAAAGAGCAACGCTTTGATTATCTAATTAACGCTCAAGGGTATACTGGTCGACCTAACGTTGATGCAGCAGAGCGAGATAAAGAAGCATGCTGGAAGTATAACGTTCAAGTACCAGTAATGTTTAATACTGTATGTAGAGAGCTTCATGTTCAACCTATTCATATTACTTCTGGTTGTATCTTTACAGGGTATGATAAAGCATGGAGTGAAGCTGATGAACCTAACTTCGGGGTGTATAATTCTAAAGCTTCTTTCTACTCTACAAGCAAGCATGCCTTTGAGTCAGTAAGTGATAATGGTATTACTATTCGCATTCGTATGCCTTTCTGCGATACTCTTAACGAAAGATCTTATCTAACTAAGATTCATAAGTATGATGATCTTATCAGCGCTGTTAATTCTAAGACCTACATTCCTGAACTAGTTGACTTTATTGAGCAAATTATTGAGGATGAACGTAAGGGGCATGATGTAGTACACTTTACTAATCCTGAACCTCTAGAGACAGCTGGTGTTGTAGAACTTATGAAAGAGCACGGGTTAGAGAATGAAGACTGGTCATGGGTAGATCTTAAAGATCTCAATCTTGCAGCTGGTAGATCTAATTGCATTCTTGATACTACTAAGCTTAAAGAAGAGTATGGCTTTACAATGCTTACAGAGACTGAGGCCTTGAGAAAAGCTCTTAAAGCAATTGCTTCTTGATTAAATAAGTATGCATGAGCCTTAATATTTTACAAGACCACAATCTCGATATCCAGGTTGAGCTGTTTTCCAAGCGTAGAATATTTGATGCAGATAAAGACAAGATAGATGCGATTCTACCTGCATTTAGAATTCCCTTGGAGTTAAATGTAATATTAAATCTTAATATTGAAGATAGTCTACTTCATACTGGTTTACGAGGTACAATCGAGATTAATAATAAATTTAATATTTTTGATACTTTAGGTGTAACATCTAAATGTGGTGATGAATTATTTATTAGTATTATTATTGAAGACGTCTCTTTAGCAAGCCATGATGGTATTAAAGAGCATGAAACAAAGATTGAGTTTCTAGGTTTAGTTGAAAAGACACAAACAGCGTCTGCTAATCTAGAAGATAATATAGTAATATTTGAATTTGAAGAATATTTTGTAGCTGAAATGAAGCATACGGCATGGGATACTTTTACTAAGTATTATATTGCTAAGCAAGGCTCCGATACTAAAATAAATGTAGTTGAACTTGCTGAGGAGTTTTACAAATTTGCTCTTGGACCTTTCGAAGAGGGAATGAATAAAACTATTACTTTACCATTAGAGAAAACTACTAAAGATTTATTAGAGAGTAACTTTATGCAAAAAGTACAAAGTGCTACAGATGATCCAGAAGAAAAGGTACATTCTGTTTTTCAACGGATTTTAAGTCGAACTAGTGCAGACGTTGTGAACTGTCTTCCATCTTTTAGAATGAATAATACACCAGAGGGACGACGTATGGTGTTTAAAAAATATATCTCAGATAAACATAAAGATTTTATTCACGCAGTTTCTCAAGGGTTAGATTATTTTAATACTGAAATACTAGGTACTAAATTTAGTGAAGTTTATACAGAAAAATTTACAGCGGGCATGTTTGCAAATTTGGCTGGTCTCGCAGATGTAAATACAAATTGGCATAATAAAATAGAAACGTTTAACATAACAAGACCAGATTATGGATATTTACTAGAAAATGTATGGGGTAATTATTATTTACCAGATATGGTAGACCCTGATTTTAATCCTGACTCGGATGGCCCGGCTCCTACTAAAGAGAAAATAACAGATGCAGCTGTTATGAATAATAACATTTTATTCTACGCTCAAGCTGTAGCAGACTTTATTGAAGAACTAGATTTAAATGAAGCTTCTGGTGTAAACTTACCGTTAATTGACCCAAGGACTCAATCAAAATTTATAGAGTACAGATTGCAAAGCAAAGATGATGAAAAGGATACTGATCTTCGAGTTACTGAAGTTTATAATAAGTTAGCTAAAAGTTTTATAACAGTTAACGAGCAACTTGAATTTGAGACTAAAGGACAGTTATATAGAAAGCCGGGTAAATTTATATGGTTAGAGCAAGACGATTCAAGTGAAAGAGGTATATTAGAGTGCTTATGGTATGTTAATTCTATTACTCACAATATACGAGATGGTAAATATACTACAGGTATAGTCGCTAATAGAGTTTTTGGTGACAATACTATTGCGGCATTCAAGCAGTTAGAAAAGGAAGCTATACCATTGCTTACACTAGGTAAAGTATCATTTAGACCGCAAGGTGAACGTACACCTACTTTAGAAGAGTCATTTGAAACTGAAGATTTTGTGCCTAATAGAATTCAAAGAGATGATTCTGTTTTCGACCGTCTACCACAAACCAACCAGCAAGTACCGAATTTAGATGGAAATATTGAGAAAACTGAGATTCAAAGAATAATGGAGAAAACTCAAGAGAAAGCACCTAACCCGTCTATAACACTTCCTAATGCTACAGCTACATTAGCTGCTGATATAACTGCTACGGGTGACGAAAAAAATCGATTAATATCAGGTGATTACACTGTCGATCAACTAAAAAGTTTTATAAGGAACGCTCAACTCCCGGAAGTTAATGAAGCTAATAAAGCATTTAAAAAGGATGCTGAAAAAGCATTAGGTAATTATGTAAAGAGGTACGGCTTTCAGACCAAAAACTATCAAGAAGCCATAAAAGAAACAGCACCGAGATAATAGTTGATTTCCACATCACCATACATTAATATATATGTATGTATAACCCTTTAGCTGACTCGCATAAGAGTCCTGTCTATAAGAAGCTTAAGTCTGTTAAGCCTCATAAGGATGTA